ATTCAATGTCTTTCATCATGTCGTCACTGATAACATCGATTTGTGATTCCATACCAGAATCGTCTACAACTTCGATTTCATCTTCAGAACTTGCATCGTTATATGCTGCCTCTACGTCATCAAGACTTAGATTAGTCATATTCAATACTTCGTCATCACAACATGGTTGTTCTTCACTCGCCAATTTCTCTTCAAGGGTTGGCTCTTCTGTAGTGTCCATAAAGGACTCGTTAATTTTTTGTGATTCTTTTTTATCGCCAACATTAGTTGACTCTTTAATTGTGGATTTATTCAATTCGTCTTTTAAGAATTTATCAAATTCTTTAGGCATGGCATTAGCCAATTTTTCCATAGCAGCCTTTTCAGCAGCTTCCTTAATTTGTTTTACTTCTAAAACAGCTTCTTCTAATATTGTTTTACCCATAGAAAATTGCCTTTTTGTTTTTTCTTAATTATAAATAGTATTTTATTTCTAAAAAGTACAGTTTTTTATAAAAAACGGTACTCAAAAGAATTATTTTTATCTTATTAGGAACTTATTTAATACATTCAATACATCTTCATGCTCAGTTACAATACCTTTTGTTGTAATAGAACCTTCACCCATACTATTAGATGTTGTCATTTCAGGGAATAGGTAAGCACCGGGAGTACTTGGTGATGCAACTAAGTCGAAACAGATTAATTCAAAATCGTCTTGAACTACATTTTCACCATTAACTTGTTTAAGTGTTCCAACACCTCTACTTGAGATACCTAATCTAATACCTCTTTTCAAGTATTCGACAATCTTATCTCCAATCATACAAACAATACCATTTCTCATATAAGCTGGAGATGTTATTATTTCTAATTCACCAAATAATACATTTTGATTTTCACCAGTTCCCCACCAAGTTTTTCTTATTAAATGAGAAACGTTGTTAAGTGATACTACTGATGAATCTGGATGGTCAGCTTCTGATATTGCAGAAGAACTATCAACCATATTTTTTATATAATTATCTACTTCACGAACTAATACATCTTTAGGATATATTCTACCATTCTTATTCTTTACTCCCCATTTCTGAAGAATACAGTTAATTAAAACTGGCTTATTTGGATCGATATTAAATTTTGTAGCTTCAGTAACAAGAGTTGGATTTAACCCTATATCGATATAACCAGCATCTTGTTCTATAAGAATACCGTATCCTGTATCATTTTTTCCTAAAATCTTAGACATATTAAAAGTTTTCCTTCTTATAAATAGTATTTTCTTCTATAATTTTATATCTGCTTATGTTGAAATTTGGCTTATAGACGATTAATACCTCACAATCATCAAGACATTTGATAATATGTTCGGTTTGTGGTGGTACAAGTATTGTATTTGGGGAATGTACTAAACCATGATCACCATGTTCTGGAAATTCAATCGTAAACACACCTTTTAGACATATTATTCTCTTAAATTCACCATTCTTTATTATACCTGAATCATAGAATTTATTTAGTTTTAATATCTGATAAGTGGTTTCACCATTATCATTAATGAAAATATTGTCACCAGATAAAAGTTCTGACTCGATTTTCTCCTTTTCCTCTGTTAATTGATCAATCCTTTCATTAAGAAACGAACTAACCTTTTTTAATGCTTTTAACTTATCGATATTAGTTAATGTCATTTTACTTCTTTTTTATTGATTCGATTGTTGATATTATTCTATTTTCCATTTCCTGAAGTTTTAGATAAATAGTGTTTCTATTGGTTTGATCCATTTTTTCACCCATTTCAAGTAACGAAGTAACCCCATTTAATACATTTAAAGTCTCTTTTTCTGATTCAAGCCATTGTTTTGATCTTTCTTCCTCTCTTTTTATTGAGTTATTTTGAATCGATTCTATTTTATTGGCATGATCAGCGTTAATTTTTTTGATTTCTTCAATATGTTTAGTCTGTAATTCATTATATTTGACTTGCATTTCATTAAGTTTTTTAATGAAATCTTCTTGAATTATTAGATGGTCATCCTTAGTTTTTTCGTATTTCCTAAAAAGGAAGTAACATACCCCAAATAATATTAAAACTATAGAAACCAACACACCTGAAACCACACTTGATTCTGATGCTTTATCTAACCCCTCAAGATTTATCTGTGCTAAGATTGTATATATCATTTTATGAAATTTCTTTAGAGATAAATACTTTTTAATAACCATAAAATGAAGAATGATAGGTTTTTACTGGATTACTATTTATATTTAAATTTTAAATTATGTCTACATCAAAAGTCAATCTAATTGACCCAATTAATACAGTATCTAAATTTGGCTCTGATTATAATGGAATGCCAGATTATGAGAAAATGTCAATATTTGTTGAACTAACTGTTACAAGAAGAGGTAAAACAATAATCATTGCTTCAGCAGATGGTGTTAAACAGGATGTGGATTCTACCAGTGTTAACATAAACATGTTAGGTTTTGAACAATCTAATAGTTCTAAATTTAAAAACTATCATACTACTGATTGGACTAATAATGTTGCTGATGATAAAACCAGATATGAAGGATTTGGTATACAATCTATAAATATCGCAATAACTCCAAGTGCAGTACCAATTGTTAATATTGAATTTGTTGATATTAAGGGTATGAACTTCCTAAATAAAGGAGCAAACTCACCATATTCAATATTATATGATTTTCCACCACCAATTTATACACTTACAGTTAAGGGTTATTATGGTAAAAAATTAACATATACGCTTCATTTACTTGAACAAAATACAAGATTTGATGGTACTAATGGTAACTACTATATATCTGCTAAATTTACATCGAGAACATTTTCACCTCTAACCGATATATTATTTAATTATATTAAAACTATTCCATTCATGGATAGTGATACGACTATTGATTTTGTGGATAGAGAAGGTGCAACACCACCACCACAAAATACATATGAGCTAATACAGAACTTGAAAAAAAGAAATAGTCAAATAACTAAATTAAATAATACATCTGAAGAACTTAAAACAACAAAAGATGCACAACTACAACTCGAAAAAATAAAAACAACTTTATCATCAATTGATTCAATATTACAATTTGCTTCAGATACGTTTAGTAGTTTAAGAAGGGTAATTGTATATAATAGTGATTATACTGAAGCATCACAAGATAAACAAGATGCAATTGAAATACTTAATAATACAAGTGAATATAATGCGTATATTAGAGAAAATGATATCTCAAGTGATACTAAGAAAAGATTAATACTTGCAATAGTAAATAAAGAAACTATTGATGGTAATAGTAATGTAAATGTTGAAGATGAAGGTCAATTAAATGCAAAAAGAAATACTCTTGATGAAGTAGTTACTAATAGATTAATAGAAAATATTAGAGAATTTAAACCATTACCATCAGAAAGAAAGGGTTTAATATTGAATACGTATACAACTAATGTTCCAGATAAAAAAACTATAAATGGTACACAAACAACAACCACAAGTTTTGTGGGTATAGATATTACTAAATATTACATAACACTTTTTAATGAAAAAAATAAATTACAAAAGGATTATGAAACAGCTAAAGAAAAATACGACAAACTCGTAAATGATAAAACGATTGAAATATTAGGATTTGAACCGACACTAAATAATGTCTTTAGAATTTTAGCTAACGATTGTGATAGATTTTTTAGTAAATTGATTGATGTCGGTGGTAAAAGTGATACACATCATGAAAAATATAGATCACAAATATTAACAAGCACTAATTCAAAGAATGTTGGTAACATACCTATTGGTGCTTTTCCATTATGTTATAAATTAACTACAACAAGATCATCAGAAGGTAGTGAATCTAATGACAGAGTAGATAGAGCGTATCCAACAGAAGTTCAACAATTCAGACAATTACCAGAACCATTTCCTGAAGTTAATTTTATTGAAGGGTTTATTAATGCATCAATTGAACTATCTAAGCTGGATAGATTTAATTCTAATAAGGAAAATACTGATGTTGTTGGTAATAATTTATGGTTTCCAATCAATCCTGTTGATACAACATTAAAAACTTCATATTCAAATGAGTCACCATATTTCCAATTGGAAAGAAAGAAGACATATCAATTAAATGAGGTGTATAATATAATTTTGAATAGATATTATATTTTATCACAATTCACTAATGGTGATTTTTTTAGTCAAAATGAAAACTATGTAAAATTGGTTGCTAAATCAGAAGCATTGAATTTAGCTAAAACATTTATTGATAAAACATTATTAGGTTTATTAAAGGAAAGTGCTAAAAGTCATAAGTCATATAATGAGTTTATATCGTGGATATCAAACCCAAAGAATGGTGTTAATTATTATTCAACAATAAATGGGACAACTGATTTTGTTAAGTTTGATAATAGTGAAATATCTTTTTACAGATCAAGAGATAATGATAACTTTGTTGGATTTGATTATGTGGACGATAATCTTTCAATAGCTGAAAGAGTTGTGCAAGAAAATAGTGATGATATTATTGATCAGTTCATTACTAAACAAAATGAAACATGGACTAAGGTAACTAATTTCTTCACATTAAGTAATCCAAACGTACAAAAGTTCAGTAAGGAAAATCTTATTTATTTTCCAGATGATTATAAGACTGAGAATGCTTTTGATTCTAAATTTATTCAAGGGGATACTACGGTAGAATTATGGGCTGATTATATAACTGATGACTCAGAAACATTAAAAAAGATTTTTAGTGAAACTGATCCTACATATAATACTTTTCAAAAAGTATTTTTTATGGTATCTAATATTGGTAGAACAAGAAGTTTCTTTAGTGTTGAAAATGAAATAGTTGGTAAATTCAGCGTGGGTTCTGTGGTACAAGTACCAGAATTTGCAAACCTATACATGGGTGCATTAGCGTTAGCATATCATGATGATATAACCAGACCAAGCCCAACATATTATTCAGATATGATTAATGACTTGTTAAGTAAATTACCTGCAACTGAAACAAGTACAATTAGTATCACTCCTTTTTATGTTAGAAACAACTTAATAAATGATCAAACATTTATTAAGTACCTATCTAAAAAAGATGCAGAAAAATTTGTTAATGAATTTACTACTTTTGTTGGTGCTGACTCAAATAATTTAGTTAATGGTGAGGGAACTGAATATAAAAAAGTTCTTGATTCAATAATTAGTGTTATTAATGATACTGAAATACCTGAAGGTGATGACGATGCTGAAGTAAAATATAAAAATGCATTAGAATCTTCACAATTTATAAAATATATTAATGGTAATAGATATATATTGAACTTCTCAGATATAACATTTAAAAGAAGAAACAAATCACAAGATTTAAATGCCTTTGTTCCGATTAGTAATTTATCTGGTACTGCATTAAATAGAACAACAACATACTTTAATCAATTTTTTTCACAATTAATAGATTCTATTTCAGATAGAAACACTGAATTAGATAACATTGATAAAGAAATTATTGGTAAGTTAAATGATAATGACATAAAGAATCAAATGTATTATTCGTTTAAAACCATCTATGATAGATGGATACCATCACCAAATATGCCTATAAAAAAAGGTACTCAAATATCAAGTAATGTTAATGGTGGTTTTCCATTAACAGGAAGACCTTTAATTGATAGTTTTAAATTTGTAGATAGAGCATTTAATAATATTGGTGGTAAAGTTCAGCTAAATATCGATTCATTAATTGATATGGAAAAAGACTTTGATTTAAGTGTGTTCCAAGTGATGAGCAGAATACTATCTGAAAATGGCTTTGAATTTTTCCCTATCGAAAATTTTATGATATTTGATAGTGGTAGTAAATATAAGTGGGAAGATGCGTTTAAAATAAGTGAAACATTAGACCAACCAACAGAACCATCTTTTGTTGTAATGTATATTGGTGGTACATCATCATCATTAGATAATGAAAAAAGTGAAACTGCTGATACTGGTATAAAGGATTTAGAAAAAGAACCTCCAGTTGATTTTGTAAATAATAATGACGGTGATGATCCATTCTATGCTAATGTGAATGCATTTAGAGTTAGATTTGGTCAACAAAATCAGTCATTCTTTACCGATATCCAATTTGATCAAAAGGAATTTACGGAAACTAATGAATCATTATCAATATTAGCATCGATAGCTGATGATCAAGGTAATGCATCTCCAATACCTAAAGGTCAAAATCTATTTAATACATATTCTCAAAGATCATACACAGCTAAAGTATCAGGTCTTGGTAATGCTATGATTCAACCAATGCAATATTTTCAAATTGAGAATATTCCAATGTTTAATGGTGCATATATTATATTAAAAGTTGATCATCAAATAACACCTAATCATATGACTACCTCATTCGAAGGAATGAGATTGGCTAAGATACCTGTACCATTTGTTAGTAATTCATTTACATCAAGTGACTTTAATCAACAAACATCACCAGATGCTGCACAACAAGAAACCACTGAAAATGGATATGCTGGTACACCAAATAGTGTAACTAACAATGGTAATTTACAAGTAACAAAACAAAGTGATGGTTCACCAGACAATTTAAATTACCCATCACCTCCAGTATCAAATAGTATGGATAATCTATTTAGTACTGTAGCAACACAACCATTAAAAATGGATAATACTTAATTTCTTAACTAAGAATTATGGGATATAAACAGTTAACACAAAAGGGTAAAGAATATATTAGAAAAACTATTACTAATAACGGTAATAAAACTTTTACTGGTAAAAATAAGTATGCAGTAATTGGTACTACAATACCTCAAGGTACTGATATTGTAAGTAAGGCATATGATGATAGTGGTAATCAAACCACAGATGCTGCTAAATTTGCTGAACTTGTAATAAAGTGGGTTGATCAATATTCTAAACAATATGAAATTGATGCTAATATTTTATCAGCACAACAAAATCAGGAAAGTAGATTTTTGCCTTGGAATTATTCACCATCTGGAGCAATTGGATTTACACAATTTACTGTTACAACAATAGTTGAATGGATTTTTAAAAATAAAAAAGTGAGTCAATCTGAAATCGATACTTTATCAAATGGTATTAATGGTGATCTAACTAAAACATCTACTTTTTTTACATCAAATAGTCAATCACAAGTCTATAATCAAATACGTTTAGAGAATAAAACTAAACTATTTCAAAATGTGGTTGATAATCCCAAAATAATGATACATGCACAAGCATCTTTAATGGCATATATTTCAAACAGAAATAATAAAATTGCATCGTCAACATTATTTGCATATAATAGAGGTAGTGGACTTAGCTCAACTTCATATACAGAAGTTGTTTCTAAATTAGCTAATATGTTCCTTAATAAAGAAAAGCAGAAAAAATATGGAAGAGATTACACCAAAGAAGGTCTTGGTTATGTTTCTAACATATTTAAACTTCTTAATAAAGAATATGGTTATAATTTAGATTTGAATGTTAACGATGCTGCAACTAAAGAAGTTAACATTAGAACTCAAAATAGTTAAAGGGACTTAAGTAGATTTAAATGAATAACATCTTCAGTTAATGTCTGCTTATTATATTGCATACCCTTAACCTTTTCTATTGATTCATTAACCTTATCTTCATGTATACCTTTATTTTTTAGTTCAGACAATTTTACTAAACCTTCACTTTTCAATGCTTCGAAAAGTGCTTTTTTGTCCTTTTCTTCAGCAAAAGCAATGGTGTTTAAAATCTTCTTTTCTTCCTCACTTAAAGATGTGAATCTTTCATTAAACTTGCTTAATGCTCTTTCAATTACTAAATCGGTATTTAATGAACTATCCAATTTAATATTGCTTTCTGATTCAACAATAGCTACTTTTGGTTTTTTTACGTGTTCAAAAACATGGGTAAAAGAATCGTATAATTTATCTACGTCAGTCATAACGTTATGACCATCCAAAGATTCGTAAATTAATGAGTGAATATTTTCATATAATTTTACCTGATTCTCATCAAGTAAAATGACACTCTCATCAATAAATTGATCAAGTTTTTTATGCTCAGAAATCAAGTCTTGCTTAGTATATTTTTTTAATAGGGAAATATTTTCATCAATATACTTAGTGATAAGAGTGTCATTATCAATGTGTTTACCCTCTAAATTAGAGAAAATCATGTACTCGGTTCTAAGTAAATCAGAACCTTTTAGTACTTCGACAAATTCCTTTATCTTTTTCTTGCCAAATACATTATTAGTACCTTCAAGCAATACTTCTGAGAAAGTACCTGAAATAATAGCTTTTACTATTCCGAAATTAGCAATTTTCATAAAATTTCCCTATATTTGATTTTATAATAAATACTACTTATTTTATAAAAAAACATAATATTAGCGCAGGTAACTATTTATAGTTATGGAGATTATAAAGGAATACAAAACAGAACATTACAATAACAATCTTGAGGTTGTGGATAATATCATTGGCAATTATAATGATATTGATAGCTTGATTAAAAGTCTTAACGATAAAACTCTGTTAATATGGCTTAGAGCATGTAATATAATGGTTAAGAATAATAAGAAATACTTTTCTGAAACCACCACTATGCTAACCCTATCAATTAGAATGTTTCTAAGAGAATTGGATGTGGATGAGGGTATTGTTTTGAACAATAAACAAATTCAAACAATTTTTGAGAGATTTCATCTAATTATAAAGAAGGAGTTTGTTAGTAGATATAAGAAAAAGAAAAACGACACCACATACACCCTACTTAAAGATTAAAAAAAAAGAGGAATTTTATTCCTCTTTTTCTTTTTGATCAACATCGTAATCTAAACCGATATCATCTAAATCTAATTCCTTAATATCCGATTCATTTATCTTTTCCTTTTCTTCTGGATCAGAATATGATGGTATTTTTGGTGTATTATCTGAGTTAATTTTATCTGCTTTTTCCAATAGAGTGTCGATTTCATTTATCATCTTAAATGCATTATTTCTTAGTTCATCAGATTTCTTTGAAATATCTTCACTAATTACGTTTTTCTCAACAACCTCACCTGATGATTTAGATTTTGAATTGAATTTACTATCAATAAAACTATTAAAATCAGCCTCATCTAAAATAGGCATACCTGTTTTTCTAAATTTATATTTTGAATCCTTTTCATTTAGAACTGGTTTACCACTTCTCTTAGATTCTGCTGGCATTCCAGCACCACCTGTAGGAGCACCACCACCTGCTGTTGGAGCAGCCGTAGGAGCACCACCTGCAGTACCAGTCATAGGTTCACCTTCTGCTGGTGGTAATTCATTACCACCACCTAACGGTGGTAATCCTCCACCACCTAAATTATCTGCCATTTGTTGTGTAGTTCCAGATGCAGCACCTTCAGGTGGTGGTGCTTCACCAGAACCATATTTCTTATCAAGATCAGTAAATAATCCACTTTGTCTAATAACAACCGCAGAATCAACCAATTCTTGACCAACAACTCTCTCCATTCTTTGTTTCTTTAAGTCTTCTGCAATCTCAGCTTCAGACCACTCAAATACAAACTGTTTTGCATTTGTATGTGACATAGGTGCAATACCACCTTCTGGTGCAGTTGTCAACAAATTATACAAGTTAGCTTTTTGTGTCCATAGATCAGTCTTCAATAAATCTTGTTGTGTTGAAGGATTACTTAATCTAAGTACAAAATCATTTACATCTTCTTTCTTAAATCCTTTAAGATATAAATGAACAACTGCAATTTTATTTAACTCTTGAACAAGTGCTTGTTGTATTCTATTAATTTTCTTAGCAAAACGAACATCAGCTTGTGCCATGTTTTTACCTTCACCAGCACTTGCTTGATAACCTAAGAATGGTCTTGGAACACCTAAACCAGTAAATAAATTATCACGAAGATATTCGATGTCAGCTATCTGATCTAAGTTCTGCGCTCCCGGTAACGTATCGATACCCGTCTGAACATTACCATTTCTTACAGGTAAAAAGAAATCCTCATCATTACCTAATATATTAAAACGATAATCGATATGCCCACTATCTGGATATACCTGACCAGTTTTCTTAAATTTAGTTGCTACTTTGTAGATATATGATTCAATATCATCTTCATCGATATTACCAACGTCTATTTTGAATACTCTTTTCTCACCTGCACGTATAATACGATAAGT